GATAAATTACATCTACGACAACTTGCAACTAAATTATCATCACTATCTAATCCGCCTAAGCGTCTAGGTATTACATGATCTACTGTATTAGCTTCTTGCCCACAATACTGGCAGATAAACTGATCGCGTCTAAGTATTCTCTCTCTTATATTACGCCATTGTCTAGTGCTACCACTATCCCTTAATGCTGATCTACTCACTAATACCAGCCTTTAGCCTTATGGTGTGCGAGCGCTTTGCAAGCACATCCATCATACCTTCTATCCAAGTATTTCAATCCTAAATCAATCTGTTTAATAGGATCTTTCTCTTTAGATTTAAGTATTTGAAACAATCCATACGCACTTGACTTAGGGTTCTTGGCTTTGTAGTTCCAACGCGATTCTTTCCACACGATCTCATCAAGACAATAAAATTGTTCGAAGTCATAATTCATTTTATGAAATGTAATTTGTTTTAATGTATTAACCTTAATGGTTTGAGATTCAGCTGTATCTAAAGCAAAGGTTTGTAAAACAAACAGAGCTCCCCCGACTAGCCAGCACCTCACGAGCTGAGCCTTACGGGCTCGCGTTTTTGCCTTTAGGGCAAATACTTGCCTAGAGCGTATCAGATCCATGCAACCTACCTTCCGTTAGATTAACAATACCATCTCACTATGTGGACTATGATTTAGATCACAATTATTTGACAACTGTATCTATAGTCATCTGTTTCAGTCCATGTTTGATCGTAACCTGCTTCGTTCATTTAGTCTTACCAGCCCATCCATCACCCTTAAATGATATGCCCGGAGCTGTAAATATGCGAGCCATAGCAGTCTTACATCTAGGACAATTCATACCCCCATCATCCTCTTTGTAAGTCCTATGAATAGACCCAAAAGTGCCGCACTCTTTACAGCTGTATTCATAGGTCGGCATTACTTCGCTCCAATCAGATTACATGTATGACATGGCATTTCCTTAAACTGCCAAGATCCACATTTATCGCATCTACTTATGTCTGAGTCAGGCACATCTTTTGCTTCAGCTATGTTTTTTGTTCCTACCGCACCGCATTGCATACATTGATATAACTTGAAGCCATCCGGCATATCAACGGCATCAAGCCATAAGAATTTGGTGTCGGTTTTGCAACCATTACATTTGAACTTAGTTGGGTTTGTCATAGTTAATCAATTCGTGGCATCTAAAACATGTGCCATCCTTAAAAACTCTATCATCATCGCAAACCTCGCATTTGATAACTGATTGCTCTAAATGAACACCATTATCATCCATAACTACTTGGATGCCCTTACCGTTAATAAAAGCGATGTATCCCATTACTCCATCCCTTCAAAGAACCAATGGCCATTTGCAGTCATCTTTGCCCATTTAGCATGTTCGGTAACTTTGCCCTTGCAAACATAACCATAATAAGGCTTGCCTGTTTTAGAGATACCTTGTTTAAGAATATGACCATGCTCGCAAGCAGGTGGCTCTTTAGGTGTTGAATTACCTATCGCATCAACCGCTTCAGCAACCGACCAAGCCTGTGGATCATCTTGCTTATTCTCTACTGCGAATGAAGCTCTTAAAGCATCCTCAACAGCTGCGGATTTAGTGCCAGGCGCTCCGTAACGCCTTTCCTGTAATTTCTTTTCGTATTCATTTGGCTGATTATTATTTACCTTAGCCATTTCCTCTCTTGAAGCGCGCTTGCCTTTAGCTGCGAAACCAGCATTTGCGAGCGCACGACCGATCGCTGAAGTCTCACAATTCTCCAGTGCAGAAGTTGAATTAACACCCTTCTCCGTAATGATCTCAAAAGCAAGACCAGTAGCGCACGGCTTTGCATCAGCCTCAGTCTTAAATATCTTGGCGAATACAACGAACCGCTTTTCAGTCGCTTCAATGAGTTCAGTCTCGATACGATTATCAGGGTATTTCTCATGCCATTTCTCCAGTCTTGATTCTACTGTTTCATAATTATCTAAGTTAAACATTATTCCTTCCATTCAAAGTCTTGATCTTGGACTGCTTCGAGAACTGTCCTATAGATAGCACCATAGGCGACAAAATCTTTAATTGAGTCGTAATGATCTGGAGTTTCAGTAAGCCGAGAAACCTTGACCAACGCCATACATAAAGCAGCTTGGTGTGGTGTGATTGGGTAATCAAGATATGCACTCCACAATCCTGCGATTCTTTTGTGATTGTAGTATGGATGTCCATAGACACTTCCGCGCTCTTGGATTGTAGCAATGACCTCATTTAACAGATCCTCAGTTTTTGTCATAATCAAATACCTGATCTGACTTCATTTTTCTAACGCGCTCTTGGTGATCTAAACTAGCACGCCATCCTTCATTACGACCAGCCCAATAGCCATTTTCGTAGTGTTCACTATTTGTGTGCTTTATTGTCCACCATGCAACTGCCATGCTTCCGGCAATTAATAACCACATTCCTAGTATTTCCATTATTGCTCCCGTTCCGCAAAACATTTGTTTGCGTTGGGATTAGTATGACTGGATTTACCGACAGCGCAATAACTTCTTGGCGCGTGTTTTATAACGATTAGATAACGCCAATATCCTCAAAGTCGTCGATATGGTCATCAATCGTCCTATCCCGATAATCGGTTTCACGCCCCATAACTCTTTCCTAGAGCTGTAAATGAACCATCTTTGTTAATTGGGATAAGCGTTGGAGTCATGTTTTTGCCATTCCAATCAAGAATTACAATGCCCATTTGCCAGTTGGCGATCCCTTTTGTATAACTGGCCTTAGCCTTATTCATTAAGTTTCCGGTTTCTATGCCGTAAATCGTCCTGTATTGGCCTCCTAAGCCCTCAGAAAACGATGATAGACCTAATTTATGGGTATGCCCACAAACTACGCTCTTACCGACCTTTTTGGCAAGATTTAGGGCAGTTAGGCCAGCGTTAGGATTGGCATTACTTTCATCTCCGTGAGCAAGTATCCAATTTTTTTCAAACTCATAAAATGATTTGTGGAAAGTTATACCTAAAGAATCAAAGTCCATGAACTTGGAATATTGCAGTTCAGGTAGGCTAATCAAGCCAGGCACTTTCAATAAAGTGTTGTAAAGCCTATCGGTGTGATTTGATCTAACAATATGAGCTTCTTTAGCATTCTCAGTTAAAGCCCAAAGAATATCTTGAGTTGCCTTACGATCAGAATCAAGGGTTTGTTGATAAGCCAAAGGTGTTTTCTCAGCCCAACGGCTAATGGTTTGGAAATCGATTTCATCTCCAACACAAAGAACAGAATCAAACTTTTCCTTGCGTGCTAACTTAATGACATTCTTAACTGCTACTTCATGGTGGTATGGGATTTGTAAATCCGAGATTACCAAGTATCGCTTAATCGTCATCCTCATCTGGAGTAGGAATACTTGGGATAATTCCTTTATCGCCTACGATCCAGTCAGGCATAGACTCAGGATTATCCATTAGATAAAGCGCACATGACTCATTAAATCCAGCCTTGCGTGCAGCTCTAAACATTTCATGTTTGGCAATATAGAAAACCTCTAATTTACTTAAAGGCTCAGGAGTGTGGCGAACTACTCTCCGGTTGACTTTTTTTCGTTTAGTGCGTTTCCGTGTGTTCGCCATGATTAAATTATGACTTGCTAATTATTGTAAATAGATCATCGACACGCTTTTCAAGTCGATTTAATTGATCTTTCATAGATGACCCTGAGTTGGGCTTTAACTCTGAAAGGTAAGACTTAATAACCCATCGTAGAGCCAGCAATAAACTGGTTGCGATTGCGCATACGCCAACGCCAAAAGCAACTATTTCGTTTGGACTCATTTTTCACTAAGGCCATAATCTACTTCGCTCCCGGACTTTGGATCTAACGCCTTCGCAATAGGCGCAACAATTGCACCAAGCATGGTTGCATAAGCTGGATGAATGTCAGCCACGATTGCTAAAGCAACTGTAATTCCACTAGCTGCCACAGCTCTCAAATATGATTTAATTGCTGCTTTGTGTTTTTTGGTCAGTTTCATTAGTTGCCTTTCAGTAGTGGGATGTCGAACTTCTCGCCTGTTTGATTTGGCTTAAAACTTACATGGATGTGCTTATGGTGTGGATTAATGCCCCGATATTTAACCCAACGCCAAAGCGATTTACCTGAACATATTTTACCAGCGTGAATTATGTAAGATATACGCTTATCTTTTTTTGCTGTGAGTCGAAGCTGATCTGCCAGAGCGTGACTAATCCCTTGCTCGTCAGATAAGCCAGCGTCAATATCGATCGCGCATACTTCACCTGATGGTCTTGGGTTATGGTCGGATTTTCTTGATTGATGCTTAAGATCACCGATCCATCCATCAGCTTTCCTGCTGCGATCCACGAAAGTATCATTTACTTGATCGCGTAAAGTATCAGCAGATTTAGATAACCAAGCCTTCATTAGCCAAGTATCGTTTTAAGTTCATCAGCAGTTAAACCAATGCGATCAAGAATTACTTGCTTGGCTAGGGCTTTTGCATCTGCTTCTGCTTTTCTGTTTAATGTTTCTTTTTGATCTTTTTCGTATTGCTTAAATTCAACAGTTGTCATTTCTCTATCAACAATTTGATCTGTTTGAGCATCATGTATTCTTACCATAGGTTTTGTCATTTAATTACGCTCCATATACATAAACTGTACCAGCATCAAAATTGGCACCATCGGTTAAAATAGTTACACTTGTTATTGCTGAAGTTCCAGCATAATATCCATTAGCATTTACTGAAAATCCATCTGAATTTCTAACTGCGCTAAAAGTAAAAGGTTTAATTCCAGTTGCATTTGTGCCATTTAATGCTAAAAATATATCTCCATTATCTGAAGCAGCAATTGGAATTGCTCTTATATCCGTTTGTGCACTAACAGAACCGTCATTATTTGCAGCTAAATAATAATTTGAACCACTATCTGAATTAAATCTTATTAAAACAGTAATAGTTGATGCTCCAGAAACTCCATCAATTCTAAGAAATAAATTGGTTTTACCAGAAATTCCAGAAACAGTTGTGCTTGCTCCAGATAAGGCTGTTCCACCTGCATTAATTAAAGTAAAATCAGGATTGTATGCTGCTGGAGTTGCATATTTAAGACCAGTTGCTTCGGTGCTATCTACTGTTAAAACTTGTCCATTTGTTCCAACTGCTAATCTTGCAACTGTGTCAGCTGCGGTTGCTGCAATAATGTCGCCTTTAGCATCAACAATAGTTTTGACAATTGCTGCACCTGCATTGTTAAAAACTGTCGTATCAATTGCAGTTCCAAGTGAGCGAATTGCTGCTGCGCCATCTTTGACCAGCGCGGTATCATCTGGAGTAGTCCAGCTATAATTGGTAGTGGTTGCCATTTTATCCTATCCTCATGCGACTATTGTAGCGTATTCCCAAGTTAATGTTGGGTCTATTGTGTTCCAAGCCTCTGTTATTGGCGTGGTATTCCAACGCATCGCCACTTGGCTAAATGCGACTGGAGAAACATTGATTGTTAAAAACAGCTCATTGAATCGAGTGCTCCATGACCAGCCCTCAACATAACCTTCAAATTCTCCACCTGATATTTGGCTAGGTAGATTAGTTAAATAAACCGGCATCCCCATAAATACGCCCAACAAATCATCTCGATCTGAGTTGTCAATTTCAGGGTTAGTTATTGGGAAAGTTATCGATTGGAATTTAGATAATGGATAAGCTCTTTGAGCGATATAACGATCAGCAATTGCTTGAGCATCTACTGAACCTTGAATTCTTGAATTAATGGTTTCGGCTTTGTAGCCATAAAGGGCAATTGAAGCGGCATCTGTGGCAGTTTCCTGTGAATTAAAGTTATTGCCATAATTGATATAAATATCATTTCTAACATCACCTGAGCGCATAACTGTGGAAAGGCCAGCACCTAAAGCATGGCCGGCATCTAAATCAACATAACCATTTGTGAGCAGATAGTTTTGCCTGTGGTCTGCGTCTGCGTAACCGATGTTTCCTGCATTATCCTCATAAATGTAACCAAAAGCAGAATTAGCAATATCTGCAACGACATTGTAAATCGTGTCAGTTATATTTGATTGAGCAGTCATTGTGTAAAGGCCGGGTTGATCGATTTCGCCAAGTCCTAAATTGACTGCATTCTCCCAAGTTTCTGTTGCATTGTAAGTTGCCCATGTTGAAGCTGATGGAACATCGTTCCAAGTGCCAAGCAATACGCTAGACAAAATTTCATAAATCTGGTTGCCATCCTCATCTTGAGAAATGTTATCATTCCAAATTTCTTTGGCTATTCTTGCAAGTGAACCCATCGCAATAAGTGTATATTCGACAACTGTGGCTATTGATCCAGTAGCACCAACCGCAACAGTTACATCCGTGATATCGCCACCAAATAGGCTTACATAAGTTCCTGCGCTGTTTTTCACCTGTAAATCTAAACTGTCATTAATGTCAAAAGGTAATGTTTGACCATTTAAGGCAACTAAACTTATTTGAATATAAGATGGGTTTGGCTGTGAGTAAATATCATCACGACCAGATTGATGCTGAACATCACTTATCGCTATGTCAGTGTAATCAACCCCACTGACAGTTAATTTCCAATCAGGATTCCATGCACTCATGGTTACTTCTTAACAGCTGCGCGTGAAAGATATGGGTTTGATCTTGCTGCACTATCATTAACAACTTTAGCAACAGCTCTTGCAGCACCTTCGCCATCGATTGCATTAACAGTTATGTTTGTAACGCCTTGACCTGTGGTATATGTGCCACCACTAGGTACTTTAGGTAATGATGATTTACTAGCCGAAGGAGCAGGATTTGGAATTGACCCTACATTGACACCAGGAATTATATTAACGACTCTAATTAATTCATTTGCAAGCGATACAACTAAGCCAATTGCTTCTCTTAGGAATGTAATAAATCCTGAAATAATTCCACTTACTACGCCAATTGCTTTTCCAAAACTTTCAGCACCTTTTTGAGTTTCGGTAAGGCTGGCACTTAATCCTTCATCACCAGTTAATCCTGCAATAAAAGCATTAAGAGTTGGAATTCCTTGATCGTTTAAGAATGTAATAAATTGCTCAACTGCTGGCAATAAAGCAACGCCTAAACTTTCTTTTGCTTCATCAAATCCTACTTTTAGGCGATCAATCTTTCCTTGAAAGGTTTCAGCATTTGTAGCTGCTGCGCCACCATATAACTCTGCTAACTTGGCTTGAACTTCGGTGAAAGATAATGTCGCAAGTTCAGCCTTAGATAATCCAAGACCTAATCTGCCAAGTGCTGCTTGATTACCATCTTGAGCACGACCTAAAGCATTGGCAACAGTTTCTAAATCTTTGCCTGATGCTGCACTAATATCTAAAGCAAGGGTTAATAACTTTTGGGCTTCCTCAGTAGATTTTGTAGATACTGCCAATCTCTGCATCGCTGGACGAAGTTTGTCATCTGCAACGCCTGTGGCTAAAGAGGTCTTAAGGATCATGTCCTCAGTTGCCGCTATTTGGGCATCAGTAGCCCCTGTAGCCTGTCTTAAAGCATTGGCTAACCTTAACTGTGCCTGCTCATCCTCTATCGCAGCCCTGACCCCATCAACGGCTAATTTGCCAGCATAGGCAACGGCAGCAGCAGCAGCGACTGCAAAAGCAGCAGCAGCCTTCTTTCCAAACTCACCAATTTTACTTGAGTTAGTTTCTACGGCTTTATCAGCTTCGCCTAACTTCTTTTTTAAGTCATCAACATCAGCAAGGATCGATAACTTTAATGTTCTATTACCGGTTGCCATTAGACCCATTCCTTAATAATGCGAGTAAAACTTTCTTCCCATTTGTTAATCAATTCAGGCTGAATTCTGCGAAGGGTTGGATATATGAACCATCCGCGAGATCCACGACCTGACCGCCCAGAATATGTAGGGAACTGTTTGAATTTATTTGAACCAAACTCAACACCACCCCATAGGGTTTGCGTAGTAGCACCACCTGAAAACTTTTGTCTGGCGAATCCATAACTGAACTCACCGATCTTGCTTGATTTTTTAATGCTAACGCCATCCGCGACTCTTTGCGCAACCGCGCCAGCCTTTGTTCGACCTCTAGCTGCTTGCTTAATTTCCTCTGATGCAAAATACGCCAGAGCAGCAGATTGACGGCGTGCTTCATCAGTAGCCTGGTCATCCATAAGTTTAAAAGCTTTGTAAATATCGCGCAGGTCTTTTTTATTGTAGGCGATTGTTTCATTTGCCATACCTCTGCTCCAATACTTCGATCGCTGTTAAAATGTCGTCTGAATCAACCCATTCACTCATTGGTATTTGTGTGGCTATTGCCAACTCAACCAATAATCTGCTTAGGCTTCCTGCTGGATGACTTTTGGGTCTGCATCACCGACTATTACATCGGATACTGTTTCCATCCATACTTCAAAACCTTTTACTGGCTTTCCTGCTGCTTCTCGCTTATGTGCGTTATAAGCCAAAAACATTAGATCCCACATTCCAAGTTTTTCTTTTGCTTGGCTTATGGTATGACCAGTTGTCTTTTCCCACTTTGCCCACTCAGGCGGTTGGGCTACATAAGTGGCTTGCTCGCCTGAGTTATATTCAATTGTAATTGGTAACTTCATTTTTTGCTCCCGTTTCTATTTCTTAACTAAATGTTTCTGTTACTGCTCCACCTGAAACTGTGAATTCAAAATCAACAGTTTGTGCATCAATTCCTGATCCACCTGCTGTTGGGAACTCTGGCTTTACTGGGAACACAAATTGTGCGCCAGTTGCAGCTGTTAGAGTGATTGAAATATCTGTATCTGGAGCGGTTTCTGCTGCTGTCCATAGAGCCTCACAAACTGAGTTTGCCTTGCCCCAGTCAGCCAACATGTCCAATTGGAATGTTCCTGAAATGTTTGTGGTCTTGTAAGCCTCGCCCTCCATGGTCTGATAAACCTGACGCTCATTGACCTTGGTTAGAACTGCGTTTGTCGCTTGTGCTTGAATATCTGTTCCACCTGTGAAAGATAAACCAACATCACGACCGGTAATTACGACTGTTGCCATGATTTCTCCTTATA